GTTACAAACTACAACTAGAGCGTGACAAAGAACTGTTAGTCTTAAATATCACTAATACTGAAACAGGCAAGCGTACAGAAGTACGTGGTAAGCCAGGTTATGAAACAGGCAACTATGATCCTAACGACAAATTACATATGCTATTAGACAAAGTAGGTAAGAGTGCTAACATTAGTGATCTTATGAACGGTGAAGTAGTTGGCATTAATCCTAAACACCCAGATGCTGATCGTGCAAAAGCTGCAACTGATCGTGCATATAGCGAAAACTTTGCTGATGGTAAGAAAAAAGGCAAAAGCAGACCAGGGCGTGTAAAACGTTCAGGTGCAAGTTGTAATGGATCAGTTACAGCACTACGCAAACGTGCTAAGAACGCAAGTGGTGAAAAGGCTAAAATGTATCACTGGTGTGCTAACATGAAGAGCGGTAGGAAGAAGAAATAATGTTTAGTAAAGAGTGTAAAAAACATTTAGAAGAACAAAATGAAACAGGCTTACAGCATATGCGGGCTGCACTTTGGACTGCACTACGTTTACAATTGCTTGTGCCAATGCTTATAATACATAGTATTGCTCCTCGGTTCTTTACACACAAAGGCACACAAGTGATACAAGATATTTTAGATGAAAGATACGAAAAGAAATAATGGATATAGAGCATTACATAGCTAAGTACAAAGAACACGAAGCACGTAGAGCTACTACTAATGAACGTGAAGAATATTGGAAACAATATGCTAAATCACAAAAACAATTAGATCCAGAAACAAGTTTTGATATGGGGAAATACACATGAAGATAAGTGAATTATTAGAAAAAAAAGTTGAAATGTGTCCAGAGGCATGCTGCGGAGTTCCTGTTACAGAATGCTCATGTGGACCAGATTGCAAACATTGTGATTGTTATGAAAAGAACAAAACAATGAAGGAATCTGCTACAGCCGGAGCAACAAGCGCAGGCAGTGTAGCAACAGCAGTTAGCGGTATTGGCGCTATGCAAAAGCGTAACCCAGACGGTACTGCCAAAAATGCATTAGACCAGGACAACTTATTCGGCGGCAAGAAAAAGAAGCCTAAGAGCAAAAAGGCATAAATACTACATAATACGTATTGGAGCACCTCAATGAGAGATAAAGAAATTAGAGAAGGATTAGGCGACTTAGCACACGCTGCTGAAAAAGACCATGAAGTACAAATGGCTCGCGCTGATCTATATAAATTAGCAAAATATGCAATCAAACTACACGACATGCTAAAAGGCGTAAGCGAAGCAGAAGGCCTAGAAGGTTGGGTACAATCAAAGATTACTAAGTCAGCAGACATGATTGGTAGTGTATATCATCATATGGACTACGAAAACAGTCCTATGGGAGAAGTGACCGAAGGTGTAGATAGTTGCGCACACTGTGGTTGTGAAGTTGGAAATCCTAAACCAGGATGCGATTGTAAAGAAGACTGTCACTCGCCAGTAACTGAAGCAAAAGACTATAAAGAATCTCTTCAAGCAAAGCTATCAGCTAAACTAGGAAAGTAATAATATGTATAAACCAGTAAACGCAGAAGATATTTTTAGTGCAACAGACGGTAATCGTGAAAAGACTGTAATGCAGCCAAATTCGATGGCAGCGCCGCTAGTAAATTCACAAACTCCACCAGTAACACAAAATGGAAATGCAAGCGAAGCTGAAAAGATTAGAGCAATGGGCGACAGACTTGCAAAGATTTGGGAAGACTAATGGACTTTAACGCACTACAACATAAACTATTTGCACTAGATCCAAGTGATCCTAGAGAAGATTTACGCAAACTAGCTGAGTCAGCTGGTGGTATGCCGCAAGAAAGTGCGCCAATTACTGAATCTTTAGTGCAAGAAAGTGTAGAAGTGCAAGAAGGTACAATGCCAGTTGAAGGTAATTATAGTCTAAGCGACTTTGCTGCACTTGCAGGCGTTACATTAACTGAAGCACAAAAGACTGGCTCAGCAGGACAACTTAAAGGCAAAGATGCTATTAAGAAGCAGCCTGCAGGTACTAATAAAAATCCAACTCGTGATAAACTAGTAGGCGAAGACGAAGTTGGGAAGGTTATGGATCCTAACTATACTGTAAAAAAAGCAGCTGAATTCAAAAAATGGCTCGATGCTACACCTAGTAATTCAAAAAAAGATAAAACTGTAGCACCTAAAAAACAGACTTCTGTTGCTACAATAGGCGACTATCAAAGTTTTCTTAAACAACATTCAGTACAACTAAAACAGATAAGTGCCGATCGTCAAAAGAAAGCAGAATTTGATAAATTTATGGCTAAAATGGCCGAAGAAATTAAAACTCCTGTATTAAGACCTAGTACAGATAACAGTGTCGAATCTATCAAAGATATGCTTTATCGCAAATTAAACGATAAAAAGTAATTAAAACACTTGACAAACCTTTAAATTTCTATTATAATTAACTTAATAAATTAACTCAACGAGGAGATATCTATGAGCGACCGTACCTATGGTGCTGAAGAAAAAGCAAAACTTGAGCGTTTGGTTCAAGAAGGTGTAACTGTAATGCAAGAAATTGAAGACTTGCAAGGTGGTCTTAAGGACACTGTTAAAGCTGTTGCAGAAGAACTTGATATTAAGCCTGCACTAATTAATAAAGCAATTAAGATCGCACAAAAACGTGACTGGGATAAGCATGCAGATGCCTTTGATGATCTCGAAACACTAGTTGCAACAGTAGGTGTTGACAAGTGATCAGCCGCATAGGCGAATTTTTTAAAGAAAGCTATAGGACAAGTCCTGTAGCATTTTATGCTGAAATGATAGAAGCAGCACTGCTAATCAGTGCAAGTGCTGTGCTAACATTTACCATCTTAGATCCTGCAACAAAGATATTTGTACCTATGTATCTTGTAGGCAGTTTGTTAGGTGTAGTAAGTGCTGTGATTAGACAAGCGGCATTTGTTATTGTATTGTGCAGTTGGTTTGTAATGATGAATACTATCGCTCTTTACCAATTGTTTTTTATATAATACTATATACTTGTAGGTTCGCTCACTTTACGAGCAGGTTAAAGGTTAAGTTGGCCATAAGCAACGAAGGAGAATGAATGAGCTATGTAGACGCAATGTTTGACCGCGATAGTGATATTATCAAAGCAGTCGAACGCAAAGACGGTAAGAGAACTTACCGCGAATATCCAGTAAAATATACATTTTATTATAAAGACCCTAGGGGCAAGTACAAGAGTGTGTACGGTGATCCTCTAAGTCGTATTGTGTGTAAGAACACAAAAGACTTTCGAAAAGAAGTTGCTATTAATAGAGATAAAGAACTATTCGAAAGCGACATCAATCCTATCTTCCAATGTTTAAGCGAACACTATCTCAATCAAGATGCTCCTAAACTAAACATTGCTTTCTTCGATATTGAGACAGACTTTGATCCGGAGCGAGGCTTTGCTGATCCTAGTGATCCGTTTATGCCTATTACAAGTATCTCTGTGTATTTGCAATGGCTTGAAACAATGGTATGTTTGGCTGTTCCGCCCAAGACACTTACAATGGCAGAAGCTGAAAAAGAACTTGAAGGCATTGACAACGTAATGCTGTTTGAAAAAGAAGGTGACATGATTGACACGTTCTTGACACTAATTGAAGACAGTGACATTTTAAGTGGCTGGAACAGTGAAGGCTATGATATTCCATACACTGTAAACCGTACTGCTAGAGTACTAAGCAAAGACGACACACGTAGATTCTGCTTGTGGGGACAGTTACCCAAGAAGCGTACATATGAAAAGTTTGGCAAAGAAAGTGAAACATTTGACTTAGTAGGTCGTGTACACTTGGACAGTTTGAACTTGTACCGCAAGTACACATATGAAGAACGTCACACATATCGATTGGATGCTATTGGTGAAATCGAAGTTGGTGAAAACAAGGTGCCATATGAAGGCACACTTGATGCATTATACAACAATGACTTCCGTAAGTTTATTGAATATAACATTCAAGATACTGCGCTACTTGACAAGCTGGACAAGAAACTGCGCTTTATTGACTTGTCAAATGAACTAGCACACGCTAACACAGTGCTTCTACAAACAACGATGGGTGCTGTTGCTGTTACAGAGCAAGCTATTGTTAACGAAGCATGGCACAGGGGCTTACAAGTACCCAACAGAGCAAAGCGTGACGACGAGAATACACAAGCTGCCGGTGCGTATGTAGCGTTTCCTAAAAAAGGTTTGCACAAGTGGGTGGCGTCGATGGATTTGAACTCACTGTATCCTAGTGTGATTCGTGCGCTGAACATGGCTCCAGAAACTGTTATAGGACAGATTCGTCCAGAGATTAGTGACGCTCGTGTGCATGAAGATATGGGCTTAAAGAAGAAATCCTTTGCAGGTTCATGGGAAGGACGTTTCTCTACAGAAGAATACGAAGCAGTCATGGAGCAACGCAAAGACATTGCACTTACTATTGACTGGGAAAGCGGCGGCAGTGATGTACTAAGTGGTGCGGAACTTTACAAAGTGATCTTTGATAGTAATCAACCGTGGATGCTTAGTGCAAATGGCACAATATTTACAACAGAGTTTGAAGGTGTTATTCCAGGTATCCTAAAGCGTTGGTACAGTGAACGTAAAGACTTGCAAAAGATGTTAAAGAAAGCAAAGGACGCAGGAAATGCAGCAGAAATTGAATACTGGGACAAAAGGCAACTTGTTAAAAAAATTAATCTTAATAGTTTGTATGGTGCTATTCTCAATCCTGGCTGTAGATTCTTTGATAAGCGTATTGGACAGTCAACTACGCTAACAGGACGTACTATTGTTAAGCATATGAGTGCAGAAGCAAACAAAGTTATTACTGGAAAATATGATCACACAGGTGAAGCTGTTATCTATGGTGATACTGACTCTGTTTACTTTAGTGCATACCCTGCGCTTAAAGATGACATTGAATCAGGCAAAATTCCTTGGGATATCGAAAAAGCTATTACACTATATGATCAAGTATCAGAGGCTGTTGATAGTACATTTGTAGAGATGATGGGTAAAGCATTTCATTGTCCAAAGAGTCGTGCAGATGTTATTGCAGCAGGTAGAGAGATTGTAGCACGTAGTGGCTTGTATATTACTAAGAAGCGTTATGCGGCACTGGTAGTAGACAACGAAGGATTTAGAACAGACACCGACGGTAAGCCGGGCAAAGTAAAAGCTATGGGCTTGGACTTGAGACGTTCAGATACTCCTGTGTTTATGCAAGAGTTCCTCAGCGAACTGCTGCTAATGGTGCTTACTGACAAGCCGAGAGAGGATGTACTTGAACGTATTACAGTGTTCCGTAAAGAGTTTAGTGAGCGTCCTGGTTGGGAGAAAGGTTCGCCTAAACGTGCAAACAAAGTTGGACACTATAGACGTTTGGAAGAAAAGCAAGGCAAAGCAAATATGCCTGGTCACGTTCGAGCAAGTCTTAACTGGAACACGCTCAAGCGTATGAACGGTGACAAATACAGTGAAGAAATTGTAGATGGTATGAAAGTTATTGTTTGCAAACTAAAACAGAATCCGTTAGGGTACACAAGTGTTGCGTATCCAACAGATCAAATGAGACTGCCTGAGTGGTTCAAAGAATTGCCATTTGATGATGCAGCTATGGCTGAAACTATTATTGATAACAAACTAGACAACTTGATTGGTGTGCTTAACTATCCGCTAGAAGATACTAAACAGCACACAACATTCAGTAGTCTGTTTGATTTTGGAGAATAATATGCGTATATTATTGTTGTCAGGTTGTGCTAACATAATAGAAATAAAGGAAATGTTAAAATGAAAATTGTAGTTGTCGGTGGCGGAACTGCTGGTTTAACATCTGCAATGATGTTAAAAACTAGATTTCCTCATTATACTGTTGATATGATAGCATCTAAAAAAATTGGGATTATAGGTGTAGGTGAAGGTAGTACAGAACACTGGTCAGATTTTAGAGAGTTTGTAGGCATAGACGAACGCGAAATGATACGCGAAACAGGTGCAGTAATGAAACTTGGTGTTATGTTTACTGATTGGGGAGTACCCGACTATATGCATAGTATTCAAGATGGTTACAATCTTCAGTATACTCCGGAAAGACTTATTGGTACAGGACAATATCCGTATATATTCGGAAACATAATTAAAGATGATGTTCCGTCTGAATCACTTTCCTGTAAATCCTTTTGGAGTAATAAAATCAATGAGTACTATTTAAATAACAATATAGTTCCTACACAACAGTACCACTTTGATACTTTTAGACTAAACGAATACTTGTCTAATAAAGCACTAGAACGAGGTATAAAAATTATTGACGATGTAATTACTGATGTAGTTGTCAATGAAGAAGGTATTGAATACATAAAAAGCGAAACTAAACGTTACGATTACGATTTTTATGTCGACTGTTCCGGATTTAAAAAGATATTAATATCAAAGCTCGGCGCCAAGTGGATTTCACACAAAGAATACTTAACTACTGATAGTGCTATCGTATTTCAAACTTCAGAAGCTGAAGAATATAATTTGTGGTCGTTGGCTAAAGCAATGAAATACGGTTGGATGTTTAGAATACAAACTCAAGGTAGAGGCGGTAATGGTTATGTATTTGACAGTAATTACATAACTGCTGAACAAGCACAACAAGAAGTAGAAGAAGTATTAGGTCATAAAATAAAAATTGGACAACATTTAAAATTTGATCCAGGCGCATTAGATAGATCTTGGATTAAAAATTGTTGTGCTACAGGTCTTAGTTCAAGTTTTATTGAACCTCTAGAGGCATCAAGTATCGGTGCTACTATACAACAAACCTTTATGCTAATGCATAGTCTAGTTAATTACAATGAAACTGTTATCAATAGATATAATAAGAGCTTTAGATCAGTTGTAGAAAATATAAGAGACTTTATTGTACTTCATTTTATATGCCCTAGGAACGATACAGAGTTTTGGAAGAAGTGTAAAACTCTTCCTGTGCCGGATAGTTTACAATCAAAATTAGATATATGGAAAGAAAGATTGCCTGTGGCAATTGACTTTGATAGTGATTCTTCATACACGTTGTTTAATGAACTACATTTTTTAATGGTACTACATGGATTAAAAATGTTTGATATAGAAAAAATTAAAGAAGAATATGATACTTTTCCTAGTCAACTTAAAGAATTTGCAGATAAAGTTAGGCATGAATTATCTTTAGAATGGAATGAAGTGGATAACTATATCGGACATAAGGATTATATAAACATAGTAAAAAATCAACCCGGACAAGAAAACACATGGGGAGCAAATCTTGAGCCGGTGAATATCGGATCTAATCATATAGAATTACGACCAATTAATAATGATACTTATAA